GAAGGATTTGACGAACCTCAAATCGAAGGTTTAAACTATACAGATTTAATTCCTTTCTTAATTAAGTCAATACAAGAACTAAAAGCAGAAATAGATGATTTAAAAAACAAATGTAATTGTAAATAATTATATTTGTATATAACTATAAATTAAATAAAATGAGCAAATTAGAGGAAAAAGAATTAAAAGAATTAAGAGAATCTCAAGGAAAAATCAATGCTATCAAAATGGATATTGGAACTTTAATGGGCCAAATACATTCATTAAATCACATGCAAATTGATGAGATAAACAAACAAGGTGAATTGAAAAAGTCATTGGAGGAAAAATACGGTAAAATATCTGTTGACTTAGAATCTGGCAAGTATTCTGAAATTATTGAAGAGGAGAAAATAAAAGGATAAATAATGGCTTTAATAAATGGATCCAGTTTTTTGATATATAAAGGCGATGATCCTATTGGCCATAGTAACAATGCCACAATTAATTTAGATTGTGATTTACCAGAAAGCACAACAAAGGATTCTGGCGGATGGAAAGAGGTTTTAGCTGGGGTTCGTAGTGGTTCGGTTGAGGTTGATGGATTAATTGATTATAGTGATTCCGTAAACTTTGAGCAACTTGCCGAAATGGTTTTACTTAGGACCACAACAAAGTTTTATTTTAGTCAGGACATTGAGGGATATGGTGATGGTTTGGTATTATTAGGAAATGGATATATTTCTAATGTTGATGAGGAGGGGAGCCATGAAGCACCAACAAGTTACAACCTTTCGATTACTTTAACCAGCATTATATTAGTCGATGAAAGGACCGGTGAGGTTTGGAATACTAACTTTGATGAGTGGGAAAATTCTAACTATAATTGGGAAGCGGCATAAAAATATAATTTTGTATATTTGAATAAAATTATTAACTAATAAAAATTAAATAAATGGCAACAGTCGGAGTGTTCAATGGAACAAATTTATTATTAAAAGTCATCAGTGATGGTGGAACATTAGCAACAATTGGTCACACAACATCGTGTTCATTATCTTTGTCTAATGATTTACCAGAGGCAACAACTAAATCGAGTGGTGGTTTTCAAGAGGTTATCGCTGGGGTTAGATCTGGAGAGATTAGTTTTGATGGTTTAGTCGCTTACGATGATGCGGCAAATGCTATTGAAATGGCTGATTATCTTTTGGCTAGACAAAAAGTTGATTTTAGTTTTGGAACAGCTGAAACAGGGGATTCGGTTTATAGTGGTGAGGGATTCTTTTCTAGTGTTGAAATGAGTGCGGAAATGGAATCACCAGTTACTTTCTCAGGTTCAATTACAGTTACAGGCGCAATCACTAAATCTACAAATTAAGATTTAATCTTTTAATAATAGACACCTAGAATAAGGAACTAGGTGTCTTAAATCTACATATATGGCAAACAAGAAACGAGGGTATTATTCTCTTAGTATAGGTGGTAAAAACCGCACTATGCATTTTTCAATGAATTTCTGGGCAAACTTTACTGATAACTTAGGTGTATCAATAGAAAAAATTGGTAATGTTTTTCAAGATGGAATTTCACTATCCGGTATTAGAGCTTTGGTTTATTCTGGTTTATTAGCTAATGATCAAGAGCAAGGCAATGAAATTGATTATAATGAATTTAAAGTTGGAATGTGGCTTGAGGATTTAACATCTGATGAGCTTACTAAAATAATTGAATCCATGATGGAATCCAGAATACTTGGAAATGACCTTAACATGGGTATTAATAGAAATGTAAAAAAAACCACTAAGGTGGGAAAGCGCCCAGCCAACTAACTTGGGATAATATACTTGATTATTACATTGGTCAGGTTGGCATAAATCCTAATGATTTCTGGTCAAATACTTGGACCGAGAATCAATTATTAGGTGAATCACACAATATAAAATTGAATTTAGATTGGGAACGAACTAGATATTTGGCATCAATGCTTTTTAATGTTAATTGTGAAAAGAGAGCGCAAATGATTACACCGGATAAATTATTTCCATTACCACAAGATGTATATTTGGAGCGTGGCAAACCTAAATCAACTAGGAAACAATATGAATCATTTTTGAAAAAAGTTAATAGTATGAAGTCATCAAAATGATGGCTTTTTTTTTTCGTATTTTTGAATAAAATTACATTATGTCAAATGAATTAAAAGTGTTTTTAGTTGGTGATGCTACTAAACTAACATCATCATTAAACAAGGCAAGTTCTAAATTATCAGCATTTGGTAAATCGGCAAGGAAAGTTGGAAAAGATTTATCATTAAAATTAACATTACCAATTGCTTTGGCTGGTGGTGCTGCAATTAAATTAGCTAGTGATTTTGAGGAAAGTTTAAATAAAGTTGATGTTGCTTTTGGTAAATCATCGGCTGAGGTCAAAAATTTTGCTAAAACTACATTAACACAATTTGGTATTGCTGAGGGATCAGCACTAGATATGGCCGCACTTTTTGGTGACATGGCCACCTCAATGGGTATAACTCGGAACGAGGCATCTTTAATGAGTACATCAATGGTTGGTTTAGCTGGTGATTTAGCATCATTTAAAAATATTGGTATTGATCAAGCAACCACCGCATTAGCTGGTGTTTTTACAGGTGAAACCGAATCACTTAAAAGATTGGGTATTGTAATGACTGAGGTAAACTTAAAGCAATTTGCAATGTCCGAGGGTATTCAAAAGAATATTAAAGACATGACACAAGCGGAAAAAGTTAATTTAAGATATGAATTTATTTTATCTAAAACTGGAAACGCTCAAGGCGATTTTGCTAGAACTCAAGAGGGTGCGGCAAATCAAATGAGAATATTTAGTGAGGGTTTAAAACAATTAGGTCAATCAATTGGATCTATTATGTTACCCGCATTTACTAAAATTGTATCATTTGCTAATAAAATTATAGAAAAATTTATTGGATTAGATGATAAGACAAAAAAAATAATTGTTGTTGTTGGTTTAGTTGTTTCAGCAATTGGTCCTTTTCTTTTTATACTAGGATCTTTATCAAGCATTTTAGGGGTTGTTGCTACTGGTTTTACAGTATTAACAACCGCAATGATGGCTAATCCTTTTGTCTTAGTTGGAACTGCTATCGTTGGGCTTGTGGCTATATTTGTTTCTTTTGTACAAAAATTAGAACCAGCAATTAGTAAATGGCAAACCTTTCTTAATATGGTTAAGTCGTTTGGCAGTCCTGCAAAATTTGCGGCTTTACAATTAAAAACAAAAGCAGAGAATCTAAAAGAGGCGGCTAAACAAGCGGAAAAAGATAAAACAGCAACATCTAAATTAAAAAATGAGATTGATGGATTAACAGGTTCTTTAAAAGATTTAAATACCGAATCTCAAAGAAGTAAAGTCAGTGGAATTGGGACTGATTCTCTAAAACAACCAGAAATAACAGCTCAACCAATAATTGGTATATCTAGTGTTGGTAAAGATCCAGCATCTTTACTGGCAGATAGTATTCAAAATGTTGGTATTCCAAAATTAAATGACCAATTAAATCAAACAAATGAATTATTGACATCTAAACAAACAGAATTTTTAGGTAATGCAAATGAATTTAATCAAAAATTAGCACCAATAATGACTGATGGATTAAATAATTTAGCTGTTGGAATTGGTGAAGCAATGGGAAGTGCAATTGCTGGAGCCGGTAACATGGGTAATCAATTAGCAGCTGTTTTGTTGGGAAGTTTAGGAGCAATTGTATCACAAGTCGGAAAAATGGCAATAGGAATTGGGATAGGATTAGAGAGTATTAAAACAGCATTAAAAAGTTTAAATCCAGTTGTAGCAATTGCCGCTGGTGTTGCTTTAGTTGCTTTAGGTGCATTTTTTAAAGCTAAGTCAGCTGATATTGGTCAAAGTATGGATAAAGGCGGTGGCGGTGGTTCAGCCGGTCCAGCTAAATTTGCTAATGGTGGAATTGTATCAGCTCCAACTCTTGGACTTGTCGGAGAATATACAGGAGCTAAATCTAACCCTGAGGTTATTGCGCCACTAGATAAACTGAAAGGAATGATTGGTGATAGAGGTTCACAGAAAGTCGATGTGGGTGGTTCATTTACATTAAAAGGTCAGGATTTAGTTGTTGCATTACAAAGAGCAAACACAAACAGAAACAGAATTATATAATGGCTTACGGGGTAAAATATAGATTGGAATTTTCAGATCATAATGAAAAAGACAAAAAAATTGAGATTCTAAAAAATAATTATGTTGGCTCTGTATTGCCAATGATTGGCACAAATAATCCTTGTGAAATTACTTGGGAGGGTGATGATGATTTTTATTCACCCATCAAAGGTTCTAAATGTAGATTAAATTTATTTGTCACTAACACTGTTTCATATGACAATTTTTATGAATATGATGAAAGGGAATATCAAGTAAAAATATCTTATAAAGATTCATCAAATAATTATCAAACATATTGGATTGGATGGCTTGTTGTTGATTCATTTAGTGAGGCAATAACATCAAAGCCATTTCAAATTTCTTTAACAGCAATAGATGGTTTGGGGACTTTAGATTCTTATTCAATGTTTGTAGATGATACAAGCGTTGGATTAGTTAATGCAAAACAATATATATATAAATCTTTAAATAATTTAGATTTACAGCTTGATATTTATGTAAGCCAGGATATATTTATTTTAAATCCAGGAGCAACAGTAGATTCAATTTATGATGTAATCAATATAAAACCCTATACATTACAAAAAGATAAATTTGCTCTTAATAATGCAAAGAAAATTTTAGAACAAATATTAAAATTTACTAATGCAAGGATTTTTCAAAGTTTTGGCCGGTGGTATATAATTAATAACTCAAGTTATTCGGCACAAAGTATAAAGGATGCTAGTGCAACAACCGCTCAAGGTGGTACAATACCAACAGGAATTAGAGCGGCGGAGGCGGCTTCATTAGTTGCCAACAATACCGAATCAATCCAATATGTTATTTATAATTATTTTGGTAGTCATCAATCAACCACAACAATTGACGCTTTAAAACAAGTACCGAGCCAATTATTACCACTTGATAACAGCTTAACAAAAGAATATTTAAGGCCATTAAATGAGTTTAATATAACTCATGAAACATCACAATTTTTAGATGTCAATACAATAAAAAACAGTGGTTTTGAAAATGGGTTAACTGAGTGGACAACGTATTCATCAAGTGGAACAACATCACCTGGCGAATTATCAACAGATTTTACAAAACAGGGCAATAATAGCTTTAAAAATAGTCAAGCGCAAACCAATGAAACAGGAACCAGAAAAACATTAAGCACATCAGTCGATGTTTTAAGTCAATCTTTTTTATCTAATACATTAAAAATTAACACTTATTTTGACACAAACGCTGGTTTTAATGCAATTTCTTTTAGATTTAGAGTAAAAATTGAGGACACCTCAAGTGGTCAAGTTAGATATTGGAACAGTTCAACCGGTAGTGGTTGGGGAGGTAGTGACCACATAAACATTCAATCTGTAAAAACAGGGGATGTTTGGAAAGAGTTTTCATATAATTTAGGAACTTATCCAATATCTGGATTATTAACAATTGATTTGTTTGAACCCTATGTGCAAAGTGCAACAGGTTTAAACGCTATTTATTACGATAACATTACTCTTGAATTTAAAAGATTAGAAAACGACAGAGAAACAAATTTTTTCTCAAGTATTGATGGTTTTGCTTATCAAAGAATTAGAACAACAGGCAGCAATTTAACTGGTGTTTTAGAATTTAGCGATTTACAATTATCAAATAATAATTATAATAATATTATTACAACCGATTTTATACGCCCTAGAGACGACAACGCTAGTTTTATCAAGTCAGTTGAGCAAATTGTTACTCAACAAGTAATTAACGATTATAGAACCAATCTTGTTAGATATGAGGGTAAATTATATAATTTATTAAATGATCCTATTGGTTTAAATAACAAAGTTTGGATTAATTTTGGTTCTAGTATTTTAAGGGAACCGGTTAGTTGTTATATCGATGGCATGACTTACAATGTAATAAAAAACTCTTTTGATGTTATAATGCATATACCAAATCAAGATGATGACCAAACTAGCACATTTAAAATAACTTTTTAACTTTTTTCTTTTCCTTGTTTGCTTGGGAAACCCTCTAATTTTTTATAGTTAGGGGGTTTTCTTTTTGAAATTAAATTAAAATAATTCTTTTTTTTAAAAATATTTTTTTATTTTTGTAAGCTAAATATATATAATATGATATTTGAATTGCATTTTAGAAATGAGCTTAAAAGGTTAAATTTTAA